TTAATAGCAAATTATATTTGGTTGAAGGTGACTCTGATACAAAGACCAAAATATATCAAGGCATTCCATATAAAGTCAGTATTCAATTGAGTATACTTGCGCATCATCAGGATGACGCACTCCAGGTGTTTGAACAGATTGTTCCGTACTTTACTCCAGACTATACGGTTGCAGTAAAAGATCTTGAGGGTCCTGGCAGCATTACTGATGTGCCTATACTGTTAACAGCTACAAATTTACAGGACGACTATGAAGGTGACTTTGGTAATAGTCGTCGTACAATCATTTATACCCTTGATTTTGATATCAAGTTTAAGTTTATGGGCATACAGTCTGGCCCAGCAAAAATTATTAAAGTTGTTGACGTTGACCTCTATGACACGCCTATAACACCAGACGCATTACCAGTTGATGGTGTGCGTGTTGAACTAGGCAATCCAGAAACTGACACTCCAGAAAACTATACAGTAGTTACAACCTACGGATTTGATGAGGACCCATAATTATGAAAAAAGACAAAGATACCATACTGGCATCTCTTGAAAAAAACGTCTTACCGGTAAAACATGAAATTGCAGTCTCAACTGGATCTCCAGTTGGGCCATCACATGATGAAATTGTATTGCATGCCGAAGAAGATTATAAATTTGCACGAGAGCGTATTAAAAAACTTATTGATACAAGTGATGAGGCTATAAGCACAATGCATGCTCTTGCGAGTGATGCTGAGCATCCTCGTGCATTTGAAGTGCTTGCTGGCATGATAAAAACTGCAGCTGATATAAATGGACAATTGCTAGGATTACAAAAAGAGCGTAAAAAAATTATACAGGTTGAAGATAAGCGTGGACAATCTGCTGCTCAAAGTACTACAAATAATGCTATATTTGTTGGTACCACTACAGAACTACAAAAATTATTAAAAGGCTCACATGATGAAACACTTGATGTATAATGACTGCACCAGACTCTTATAACGGAAATCCATACATAAAGAGAGATGGAGTACAACAACATTTTACTGCTCATGAAATAAGTGAGTATAAAAAATGTATGTCAAGTGTATCATATTTTGCTGAGCATTATGTAAAGGTAATTAATCTTGACCGCGGACTTGTAAACTTTAAGTTGCGTGGTTATCAAGAAAAAATGGTAGAACATTTTTCTGATAATCGGTTTTGTATTGTATTGGCGTGTCGTCAGAGTGGTAAGTCTGTGACAAGTGTTGCCTGGTTGTTACACTATGCAATATTCAATCCTGACAAAAAAATTGGCATACTTGCAAACAAAGGAGCGACTGCTCGTGAAATGCTGTCTCGAATAACACTGATGCTAGAAAATTTACCATTTTTCCTGCAACCAGGGTGTAAAATATTAAATAAGGGAAACATAAAATTTAGCAACAACTCTGAAATTATTGCGGCGGCAACAAGTGGTTCAAGTATTCGTGGCTTGTCAATGAATGTTATTTTTCTTGACGAGTTTGCATTTGTTCATGGAGCAAACGAATTTTACACCAGTACCTATCCTGTTATTTCATCTGGTAAGGACACAAAGGTTATAATTACAAGCACGCCTAATGGAATAGGCAATATGTTCTATAAACTATGGGAAGGTGCAATACAGAGTGCAAATGAATTTAAGCCGTTTACAATTAAGTGGAATGATGTGCCTGGACGCGATGAAGAATGGAAACGTCAGACCATAGCAAACAGCAGTGAACTTCAATTTCGTCAGGAATTCTCATGTGATTTTATTGGCAGTTCGCAAACATTAATAGGCTCTGATGTGTTGTTGGGTCTACAAGCTCGAACTCCATTAAAGACGCAATATGACATACACTATTATGCTGAACCTGTCGAAGGACATGACTATATAATAACTGCAGACGTCAGTAAAGGACGAGGCCAAGACTATAGCACATTTACTGTGTTTGATATATCAGGTGTTGATGGTGCTTTTAAACAGGTTTGTACCTATAGAGACAATCTCGTGTCTCCGCTTATGTTTCCAGAATTTATTGTTCGTGCTGCAAAAACATATAATGATGCACTTGTAATAGTTGAAAACAATGATGCGGGACAAGTTGTATGTAATGCAATCTATTATGACTATGAATATGACAATACTTTTGTGCAAAGCTCAGTAAAGAGCAGCGGGATTGGTGTGACTATGACAAAACGTGTAAAACGTATTGGTTGTAGTAACTTAAAAGACCTGCTTGAGAGTGGTAAACTTCAACTATGTGACGCAGACACAATAGTTGAACTCAGCAGTTTTGAACCAAAGGGAGACAGCTATGCAGCTCGTGGAAACACGCATGACGATATGGTTATGAATCTTGTGCTATTTGCATGGTTTGTAAGTACAGATGCGTTTGGAGGACTGAGTAATATTGAGTTAAAATCATTGCTTTATAGCGAAAAGATACGAGAAATGGAAGAAGACTTGCCCCCATTTGGTATATTTGATACTCCGCAAACATCACAAACTCCAAGCATGATTGACTATGAACGTCAAGTGTCATCACTTCAGGAGTGGAATGCGCTGTAAAAGTGACTTTTTATAAATATCGATAGATTGAATATTTCTTATTATGCAACTTAAACTTATAATTACAACACTGAAAGAAAGATAAAAATATATGGCAACCTTACAAAGCGTAGGAGTGCAAGTCACAGAAACAGACTTGACACCAGTAACACAACCAGTATCAGCATCAGTCGGAGCGTATGTCGGCCACTTTAATTGGGGCCCAGCAGACGAAGTTACTAATGTTGGTTCTGAAACGGCATTAGGAAAACTCTTTGGCACACCAAGTAAAAGTGATGATGTCAATGCAGCGTCATTCCTAACTGCAGAAAGTTTTCTTAAATATGGAAATTCATTGAGAGCAATTCGTACAGTTGATAGCGCTACAGCAAAAAATGCTGCTGCCGTTGTTGGTTATGAAGGCACATCTGAATTTGCCACATTAATTAAAAACAAAACACAATTTGATAATTTATCAACAAATGAATTACAAGCTCCACTATACTCACGTTATCCAGGCGAGCTTGGTAATTCATTAAGTGTACAAATTTTTCATAAAGACAACCAAGGGACTACTTCAGTAGAATCTAAAAAGTTCTTCACTAATTTAGCTGATACTACTCTTTGGGCAGAGGAAGTTGCTGAAACACAACTAGCTTCAGACGAAATTCATGTTGCAGTTTATGATGAAAAGGGATTAATTAGCGGAACAAAGGGTACAGTACTTGAAACCTGGCAAGGTCTTTCATTGCATCCAGATGCTCGCAATTCAAATGGTTCTAATAACTATTGGGCTGATGTAATTAACCTCGGTTCAGAATTTATCTATGTAACAGCTCCACTTGACGTCGCATCATTATCAACTGATACATATTCTTTGTCTGGAATTGGATTTTATTCCTTTGTTGGTGGTGCTAATGGAACAAGAGACATTGATAATGTAGTTAATTCTTTAAGCATACTAGAAGACACTGATAATATTGATGTTAATTTGATATTTGCTGAAGCATTTATTGGTGATAATGCAAATGAAATTAATGCAGCATTAATTTCTGTTGTTGAGAATCGCAAAGATTCTATTGCATTTTTATCAGCTCCACTTAACTTATACACACTATCAACAGATAGTGCAAAATTAACTGCACTTAAAACTGCAAAGGGATCATTTTCATCTACAAGTAATAGCATTTTAAGTTACACAGTATTTGACAGTACTCCTGTATATGTGTACAATAAGTACGCTGATCGTTATGAGTGGGTTCCAGCATGCGGTCATATGGCAGGTCTCTGTGCATACACTGATGAAATCTCTGATCCATGGTTCTCACCAGCAGGATTTAATCGTGGTCAATTGCGTGGAGTCACTAAGTTGGCATACAATCCAAAAAGTATTGATCGTGATGATTTATACAACTCTAATATCAATCCAATTGTGAACGTTACTGGCCAAGGGATTATTCTCTATGGAGACAAAACCGGTCAAACGCGTCCAAGTGCATTTGACCGTATAAACGTGCGTCGTCTTTTCATCACAATACAACGTGTGTGTGCACAAGCTGCTAAATTCCAGTTGTTTGAATTAAACGATGAATTTACTCGTAATGCATTTATCAATACGATTGATCCATACTTACGAGACGTTCAAGGACGTCGTGGTATTACTGACTATAAGGTTGTATGTAATGAAACAAATAATACGCCACAAGTAATTGATAGCAATCGCTTTGTGGCTGACATCTATATCAAACCTGCTCGTTCGATTAATTATATTTCACTTAATTTTATTGCAACACGCACTGGTATATCATTCACTGAAATTGGAGCATAATAAAACGTATAAATACTAAATATATAGAAAAATACAATGAGTAATTTATCACAATTTAAAAATCAATTTTTAGGTGGAGCTCGTCCAAATCTATTTGAAGCAGAAATTTATTTTCCAAGCAATGTTGCTAATGGCGCTACGGCATCATTAAAGTCACGTTTCTTAGTTAAGGCTGCACAACTTCCAAGTAGCATCATTGCTCCTATTGAAGTACCATATCGTGGACGCAAATTAAAAGTTGCTGGAGATCGTACATTTGAACCATGGACAATCACGGTAATTAATGACAGTAAAATGGAAATTCGCAATGCGTTTGAAAACTGGATGAATCTGATTAATCGTCATGCTTCAAACACAAGTGCGTACACTGCTGCTCCACTTGCTTACTATAAAGACCTACACATCAAACAATTAACGCGTGAAAATGCAAACCCTACGAAAAAATATACATTCGTGGGCGCATTTCCAACAAATATAGGTGCAATTGAGCTTAATTACGAAACTAATGATACTGTAGAAGAATTTACAGTTGAATTAAACTATCAGTATTGGACTTCTGATAGTACTATTGGGTAATTAGTTTTTGCACTATAAATATATATTATGAAGCTATTTGGCTATGAAATATCAAAGGTAATCAATAAAAAAGATACCTCAGAACTTAATAAAGTACCGTCATTTTCTGCCCCAGTGGAAAATGACGGTACTTCTGTCATAACATCTTCGGCTACGGCCGGTTATTATGGACAGGTACTTGACATTGATGGCACTGCGCTGACAAACGAAAAAGATTTAATTTTAAAATGTCGTGCAGCAGCTACTCAACCAGAGTGTGACTCCGCAATATCTGACATTATAAATGCATCTATTGTTTCTGACTCTGACGGCGCTCCAATCAATCTAGTACTTGATAAACTAGAGCAACCAGAAAGTATAAAGAAAAAAATACTTGAAGAGTTTGACACAATAACAAAGTTGTTGTCGTTTAATTATAACGGTCAGGATATTTTTAGAAAGTGGTATATTGACGGTAAGTTATATTACCACATGATGATTGACCCAAAAAAGCCAAAAGAAGGCATAAAGGAGTTGAGAGCAATTGATCCGCTAAAGATCAAAAAGGTTAAAGAAATAACAAATAAGATAGATAAGAATACTGGAGTAAAAACTTCAGATGTCACGGCAGAATACTTCTTGTATTCAGATGACTTTAATAGCAACAGTGGTTTTAAGATTGATCCAAACAGCATAGTTTATGCGCCGTCTGGATTGCTTGATGAAAGCAATAAGTTTGCAGTTTCTTATTTACACAAGAGTGTAAAATTGGTAAACCAGTTGCGTATGATGGAAGACGCCCTCGTAATCTATCGTATATCTCGTGCACCAGAACGTCGTATCTTCTATATCGATATTGGTAACTTGCCAAAGGGTAAGGCTGAAGAGTATGTCCAGGGAATTATGGCGAAATATCGCAATAAACTTGTCTATGACGCAAACACCGGTGAAATACGTGATGATCGTAAAAGCATGAGT